TATCCGGTTATTGCAAGCAATCACGTTGATGTATTCGCAGGAACAAATGCCGAACAGTTTGAGCCGATATGGGAAGCTTGTGTAGCGCAAGACGTCCCTATTGTTTGGCAGACAAGGGGAGCGCATAGGCCGCAACGCAAGATCCTGGACAGGGTTATCAGGGAAACACCGCGTAGCATTTGGTACATCTCCATTCCGATGTGGGACGATGATATTAGAAAAAGGGTCGAACCCAAGGCGCCACCTATCGGCTATCGTCTGGAGTTGATTCAGCAACTCGTAGAAGCGGGGCACCCTGTTGTGGTTGGCATCAATCCCGTGTGTGTTGATTGGCTACCAGATTATGAGCCATTGATAGACAGGATCAAAGAGCTTGGCGTGTTTGGTGTTTGGCTTAGTGCTTTGTACTTTGGGCGAACGTTTGGTGAATCATTAACCCAGGAAAAAGTGGACAGAATAACACCTGAGTTAATCGATAGGGCAGGATGCAGGGGGAGTAAGATTGATCACGCTCACATTACCGCTGCTGTTGAATATGCGGAAGCGGCAGGGCTTGCCACGTATTACCACGCTTCAGATAGACCATCGACGCTATTTGATTGGTGGGATCAAGTTTACGGCAAGACAATGCCGATGATTCAACAGCTTATCAATCAAGCGCATGAGCGGTATCTAGGGGAAGAACAGGACTATATTACAATCCAAAAAGACGAGGCTATATCCGCTATGTCAGAACTACCTGCAGGTTTTAACTATGGGCCATTCTTTCATTCTGATGTAAAGCAATTTAGAATGATGGCGGGATTGCCCGCTGGCGCTTCGCTGCCTAAGTTGAATGCCGAACAGTTTTGGGATTTCCTATGGAACTCTGAATACTTCTCCGCCAAGATGGGGCCATTAAGTTGTAGGTGTTTCGCCTACGCATCGGTGAAGTTCGGCAAGGATATTACGCCAATCTATGACGGGGAAGACAGGGTAATGGTTTACCGTCCTGGCGGCTTTAAGCATCGCTACGCTCACACTCCCGACCTGGCGGAATGATTACCTATACTGAATCGGAGTACGGTCTCTTTTCATGGCCTATTACTACGGCAACGCCAACCGTCCTGGCGGCGGCGGCGCTTTCGAGCGTGGCAAGGGCGGTCAACTGCGCCCAACCACCCAGGGCCGAGAGGCCCGCGCTGCGTTCCGCAATCGCCAATCCAGAGAGCGATTTGAGCGGACGGTTAAGCGACTCGGGTTCTAGGGCTAACGCCTGGGGGTTCGCGTGAACCTCCAGGCCTACGCCAACCACCGCAAGGCCCGTAACCTGATTGGCCAAACTCGCGTCAGCGTCCTGCGAGCAATCAACACCGGCCGCCTAGAGGAGCCGGCTGTCAGACGTGAGGGCAGGGGATGGGTTATTGATCCTGCCCTGGCAGATGAGCAGTGGGCCACCAGGACCGGTATCTCGGTCAACAATCCAAGGCCCCCCGCTGCAGTGGTCAGTTCACCGAGGCGGCAAGCATCTACCGCTCCGCATCCTCCCGCACCTGGCGGCCCCAGTTACGCGGAAGCGAGACGTGCCAGGGAGGTCTACCGGGCTGAACGAGAGCGGCTTGAGTTGATGAAGGCGAAAGCTGAGCTAGTGCTAGCTGCTGACGTGAGACAGGAGGCATCGCGCTTGGCGCGGCAGGTGCGTGATCTGCTGCTGATCATTCCCAACAGATTGGCAGCTAAGCTCGCCGGCATGACGGATCAAGATCAAGTGAGGTCAGAGCTTCAGGCTGAAATCGAATCAGCGCTACGAGGGCTAGCCGATGCCTGAAGCTGCGCCCCTTTACAGACAGGCCTTTGTCAAAGCGCTACAGCCGCCGCTCAACCTGACAGTCAGCGAGTGGGCGGATAGGGAGCGAATTCTTACGCGGCGATCGACTTCAGAGCCGGGTCTGTGGCGAACTGATCGTGTTCCGTTCCTGAAGGAACCGATGGATTTGCTTAGTCCTCGGGAGCGAAAAATAAAGCGGGTTGTGCTTATTTTTGGCTCGCAGTCTGGGGCAAAGACCGAGTGTGGTCTTAATTGGCTAGGTCGAACGATCGCCATGGATCCCGCGCCGTTCTTGGTGATGTTTCCTACGGAAGCATTTGCTAAACGTCAGATCAGGCAACGGCTTACACCATTGTTCAAAGACACTCCAGCTGTAGCCGCTAAAGCGATAAGCAGTAAATCGCGCGATGCTGCTAACGCTATGTTCCTGAAAGAGTTTGAGGGCGATATGCTGCTGAGCATTATCGGCGGCAACAGTGGTAGCGCAGCCCAGGGTATGCCAGCTCAGTATCTATGGGCTGATGAAGTTTCATCATTGCCGCTAGAGATTGATGATAAGGGCGATCCATTAGAAAATGCAGAGGCTCGTCTTACCAACTTTCCAGATCGCAAAACCCTGCTCACCAGTACACCGGGAACTCGGGGCGCCTGCCGCATTACCGCAGAGTTCGAAACTCGCAGCGATCGCCGCCGTTACCGCGCGTTGATGCCATGCTGCGACGCGCTGGAGGTGCTGCGCTGGGAGCACTTCGTATGGGACCGTCCCGATGGTGATGTGTGGTGTCAGTGCCCAGCGTGCAATGAGAGAGTCGCTCAACACCACAAAGCGACCATGCTGGCGGGCGGAGAATGGAAGGCGACCGCCAGGGGCGATGGCGAGACCGCGGGGTTTCATCTGCCTGGCTGGTATGCGCCCTACGGGTGGTTGATGTGGGAGAAGATCCGAGACGAGTTTCTTAGGGCTAAAAGTGATCACTTGCTTCTGAAGGGCTGGGTAAACAAACGCGCCGCCGAGGCCTGGGAGGATGCCCTAGAGAATCTGTTCAATGCCGAGGGCCTGGCCAAGCGCCGACAGGACACGGCAGCCGGCAACAACTACCCGGCTGGCAGCGTGCCGGATGGCGTGCTGGTGATCACCGCAGGCGTTGACGTGCAGGGCGGCGGCGGCTCGATCGGTGAGCGCATCGTGGTGACTCTCTGGGGCTGGGGCAGGGGCGAGGAGGGCTGGCACCTTGGCCACTGGGAGATCCATGGCGATCCGCAAGGCAATGAGGTTTGGGAGCAGCTCGACCGGATCGCCGACACCAAATGGAAACGGAACGACGGCACTCAGCTGTCGATCATTCAGGGGGCCATCGACGATGGCGGCAACGCAACCCACCGCGTCCGCGACTACTGCCGTACTCGCGGGAAATGGGTGCCGGTCAAGGGCGGCAGCCAGAGCGGCAAGGCCATCATCGGCAAGGGCCAGGCCGTAGACATCAACCGCAAAAATCAGGCGATCCAACGGCATTCGGTGCTGCTGTATCCGATCGGCACCGACACCAGCATGGCGCACCTGCAGGGCCGCCTACGGAGCGACACACCGGGTCCGGGATACTTGCACCTGGGCGAGGCCTCAACTGATCAGTTCCTGGCGGAGCTATTCCCGTGGAAGCGCCGGCCCCGGATGGTGAAAGGGTTTACCCAGTACGAATGGTTCCTCCCGCAGGGCGAGCATGACGAGGGTGGCGACTGCACCCGCTACGCCTACGCGGCCCTGCAGCTGGTGGCCCGGCGCTACAACCGCGCGACAATGTGGGATCAACTGGAGGCGCAGCTGAAGGGGAGCGCCAGGACTGGAAATTGCTTTGCTCGCCGTGGCTGAAAATTACTAGCCTGTAACCATGAGCGGAATCAGCCTCGCAATTGCAACAGAGCGACTGCAGCAGTACCTGGACGCAGAGGCCAAGGTATTGACTGGGCAGCAGTACAGCATTGGCGACCGGTCATTAACCCGTGCCAATATCGCTCAGATCAGGGAGGGGATCAAGTACTGGGATGCTGAGGTCAAGCGCCTAAGCGCTGCAAACAGCGGTCGCGGTCGGTCTCTCGCAATCAGGCCTAACTGGTGATGGCCAAGCGCAAGAAGCCACCGAAGCAGCCGCCGTACAGGCCGGCAATGTTTGCCAATGCTGGGGCCATGGCGTTTGGCGGCATGACGGGCTCAAGCCGAATGGCGCAATCGCCGCGGTTTTCGATGTGGCGCCCTCAGTTGCTAGATGCTGATGGCGTTGCTCAGTATGAACTGGCTGACCTGCGTGCGTTTTCGCGTGATCTGGAGCGAACCGCACCGGTAGCAACGGGGGCTATCTCTACACGGTGCTCTTACATTGTCGCTGCAGGCATCAACCTGCAGAGCAGAATTGATGCTGAAGAGCTGGGCTTAACAGATGATCAAGCCAGCGCTTGGCAATCGTTTACAGAACGGCGGTTTTCGATGTGGGCAGAATCGCCTTTTGCTGATGTGCATGGAGAATTGAACTTTTATGAACAGCAAGAACTGGCGCTAAGGTCGCATGATGTATCCGGGGATTCTTTCGTATTGCTTGCTGGTAAATCTCGGCAAGGATGGCCATTCAGGCTGGCAACGCAAATCATAGAAGCTGATCGCGTCAGCAATCCAAACGGCAGAATAAATGCCGGTACTTTAGTTGATGGTATTGAGCGTGCCATTGATGGCGAACCATTGCGGGCTCATGTTGCCAAGTATCATCCTGGAAAAATTATTCCCGGTTCGGCTAATGAATGGACGCCTATAGATTTTTTGTCGGCTTCAGGTCGCCGCAATCTGTTGCATCTCAAGAAAATAAAGCGTCCGGGTCAGACAAGAGGCCTGCCTATTCTTGATCCAATCATTGCAACAATCAAGCAACTTACAAGGTATTCTGATGCGGAAGTTGACGCAGCGGTGAACAGCGCCGCTTTAGCGCTATTTGTGACAATGGATTCAGAGGCTTATACGGATATTCTTAACGATGAAGAACAAATATACAAAAGACAAAAAGCAGCAGAATGGGATGGTGTCATAAACAGCGGCAAGGCTATCAACCTTATGCCTGGTGAGTCCGTATCAAGCCCAAGCCCTGGCAGGCCTAACCCGAACTTTGATCCTTTCTTTGGGGCAATGTTGAATATCTGCAGCATTGGCCTAAACATGCCCAAGGAGATCCTGGCGAAAGCGTTCAACGCCAGCTATTCAGCCAGTCGCGCTGCATTGATGGATGCCTGGCGTACGTGGAAAATTGAGCGCACTTGGCTGGCCCGTCGGATGTGTCAGCCGATCTACGAAGAATGGCTGGCAGACGCTGTAGCGCTCGGCATTATTGATGCCCCTGGATTTTTCTCCGATCCCTTCATCCGCGCTGCGTGGTGTCGCACTAGCTGGTGCGGTGATGGCCCTGGCGCCCTTGATCCACTGAAGGAAGCCACTGCAGCAGAGAAACGAATTGAGATCGGTCAAACAACTCAGGCTGAAGAAATCGTCGCTTATGACGGTGGTGATTGGGAGCAAAAGCTCAGGCAACGCGCGCGCGAGGTTCGGGAGCGCAAGCGTTATGGGTTGGAGGAACCCGTAGGCACGGAAACTCCCACCACAAAATCTGTGGGTCAACAGGAAGAACCAGATCAATCCGATGATTCGGAAGACTTAGATGAATCTGATTCTTCTCAGCTGCAGCTTTCCCTAGCATGATGCCATGACTGTTCTTGACGTTCTCAACTCACCGTGGGCCATCCTGCCCACCAAGCTGGAGGAGATCCAGGCGATCTACTGCGCCAGGGCCAGAGGCGAAGATGTGGACCTGCAGGCCATTGAGGCACGCATGGGTCGGCCCATGGTCAACGACCAGCAGTCTTACGAGGTGGTCAACGGCACCGCGCTGATTCCTCTGCGTGGCGTCCTGGGGCAGCGGATGAACCTGATGAGCAACATGAGCGGGGGCACCTCGACAGAGATGTTTGCCGCTGATGTTCGATCTGCCGCAGCTGACTCCGCCGTGCAATCCATCATCATCCTGGCGGACACACCAGGCGGGACTGTTGCCGGCACGCAGGCTGCCGCGTCCGCAGTCCGGGCCGTGCGAGGCATCAAGCCGATTGCAACCCTGGTCCAGGGTGCCATGGCTAGCGCTGGCGTCTGGATCGGGTCGGCGTCCGACCTGGTGGCCCTTGATTCCCAGACATCGCAGATTGGTTCTATTGGTGTCGTGGCCACTCACGTAGATGTGAGCCAGCGCGAAAAAGACATGGGGATTAAGACGACCGAAATTGTAGCCGGTAAATACAAACGCGCCGCAAGTCAGTTCGGACCGCTGACCGAAACAGGTCAGGCAATGATGCAAGCGCAAGTGGATTATCTGTATTCGCTTTTTGTCGCTGATATTGCCGCCTATCGCGGAACAACCGAAGCCGACGTGCTGCAGCGCATGGCCGATGGTCGAATGTTTATCGGTCAGCAGGCTATTGATGCCGGCTTAGCCGATCAAATCACTAGCCTGGAAGAGTTAATCAGTCAACTATCCAGCGTCAGCACTAGCGGGCGCACACGGTTCCCTGTTGCATCCTCCATGGATTCTCCCCAAACCCCTAGCCAACTGGCCTCCGAGTGGTCGGCCCAGAACCCTGAAGCCGCGGCTGTGCTGCGTGCTGAAGGTGCCGTTTCCGAGCGCGATCGGATTGCCGCTGTTCGATCTCAGTCCCTGCCTGGCCATGAAGCGCTCATTGAGCGGTTCGCCGCTGATGGTCACACCACCGGCCCTGAGGCTGCCGTAGCCATTCTGGCTGCAGAGCGCCAGGCCCAGGCCAACAGTGCCGCTGTGCGACTGGCAGAGGCTCCCCCACCGGTTCCCTACGCGTCGGCCCCAGATGCCGGGCTGGAGTCCGTCAAGCCATCCAAGCCCGAGCCGACCGCTCACGAGTTGGCGGCTCGCGCCCGCGAGATCACGGACCAGGCCAGAGCCGCAGGCCGGACGATCTCCGCAACCGATGCTGTGGCCCAGGCCCGGCGCGAACTCACCACCTGACGCGACACCATCATGTCTCTCCGTAATCAAGGCCTAACCAAGGCTTTTCAGGCCGGCGCCGCTGTTGCCCCAAATCGGTTCATCAAGTTCGGCGCCGACGATCGAACCATGGTCCAGGCTGCCGCCGCTGCTGATTTTGTTGTTGGCGCCTCCGATGACGTTGGCTGCGCATCTGGTGAGCGGTTTGATGCCATTCTCGACGGGATCGTCACCGTTGATTTCGGCGGAACCGTTACGCGTGGTGCGCAGGTGATGAGCGATGCCAACGGCAAGGCTATTACTGCAGCCGCTTCAGCCGGCGCCAATGTGCGAACCGCTGGCATTGCAATGGCCAGCGCCGTCTCAGGGGACAAGGCCCCTGTTCTCCTTGTTCCTGGATCTTTCCAGGGCTGACAAATTCTCCCCTGAGGTAACCACCAATGTCCTATCAGAATTATCCATTTCCGATCCAGCAAGAGCTAACAGCAATCGCTCTTGCTTACACCAATCGAGCGTATATCGCTGATCAAGTCTTGCCACGAACTACGGTTGGCAGCCGTGAGTTCAAGTGGCAGCTGTTCAACAAAAACGAAATGTTCACCATCCCTGAAACGATGGTGGGCCGCAAAGGCGTTCCAAACGAAGTGCAGTTTGGCGGCACCGAGACTGCCGGTTTTGTCAGGGATTACGGCCTTGACGACTTGGTGCCCAACGATGACGTTGACGCGGCACCTCCTGGCTATGACCCGATTGGCCGCGCCGTTGAAGGCGTGTCCGAGCTGATCGCCCTAGATCGCGAAAAACGGGTGGCTGACCTGGTGTTTAGCCTCAACACGTATCCTGCTGCTAACCGCACAACTCTTAGCGGTACTTCGCAGTGGTCCGATTACACCAACTCCGACCCCTATCCCGCCATCATGGGCGCCTTGGATGGCATGTTGATGCGGCCAAATGTGGCTGTCATTGGCCGCTTGGCGTGGTCCAAGCTGCGCGTGCATCCCAAGATCACCGCATCGCTTGCCCCCTCCAGCACCGGCAACACCCTGACGGTCAACGGCCAAGGCGCTCCGGCGTCCCTGCAGGCCGTGGCTGATCTGCTGGAGCTTGATCAGATTCTGGTCGGGGAAAGCTGGGTGAACACCGCCAAGCCTGGTCAGGATGCAACCCTGTCCCGCGTGTGGGGTAAACACATGGCGTTCCTGCACCAGAACCCAATCGCCACGGTTCGCGGCAACGCAGTCACATTCGGCTATACGGCCGAGTATGGCAACCGGGTGAGCGGCAGCATCCCCGAGCCCAAAGTGGGTCTACGTGGCGCACAGCGTGTGCGGGTCGGCGAATCGGTAAACGAGATCATCGCAGCTAGTGATGTAGGTTACTTCTTCCAAAACATCGTCGCTTGATCATGGCTAAACACATTGTGATCGCTGGCCCCGTCGAGCATGACGGGGTCCGATATGACGAGGGGCAGGAGTTGACCCTGCCCGCTGATGATGCCGCCACACTGGTGGCACTAGGTGTCATCGAGGCGTTTCATGCCGCTGCCAAGGGCAAAGCCCAGGATGGCGACTGATGGCGTTCGAGGAGGATTTCGACTTCCTCAATGAAGACGGCTTTGGCGTCCCAGTGATCTGGGGCGCCATTTCTAGTAGCGGTATTCTTGATAAGAATGCTCAGCTTATATTTGGTGGAAATGTTATCAGTGTCGATTACGCAGTACGCCTTAAAAGCTCAATTTTCTCAGCCCTCCGCTACGGCGACCTGCTGCAGGTCGATGGCGCAGCCTATTCCGTTCGCGAACCGATGCCAGTGGGCGATGGGGCCTACATGATGGTTAGCCTGTCTCTGGAGCCGATTGCTCCTGTTGCCGACACGTTTATCACCACCCTGTCAGGCCTCCAAATTACAACACTTTCCGGGATTCCCTTGGTTGCGCAATGACTACCACTATTACAGGGCTGCCTAACGCAACAACACCACTAACTGGCACGGAACGTGTGCCGATGGATCAGGGTGCGAATACTGTCGATGCAACTACTCAAAACATTGCAAACTTAGCACCTCCTACAAACCTCACTTACGATCCAGCGACACGCCTCCTAGGTAGCAGCACTGGCGCAGACGTAACGCTACCGGAGGCCACCACGCTGGCGGCTGGCTTGCTATCTGCCGCCAACCAAGCAAAGCTAGATTCTATAACCGTTGACCGCGCTACTCTAACTGTAGCACCAGTCCGAAATAACACCGGAAGCGCGATAGTCAAAGGCGTGCCGGTCTACGTGACTGGCAGCAGCGGAACAACTAAAACCATTGCGCCGGCTGACGCCTCTGTCGAAGCAACGGCAGCCAATACCATGGGCCTGACAGTGGAGGCGATCTCCAGCAATTCCGACGGCTACGTTGTTACCGAAGGCCCGCTCACTGGCGTCAACACATCCGGCCTGACAGAGGGCGGGCTGGTGTTCCTCAGCGAAACCACTGGCCAGCTCACCAGTACCAGGCCCACGCAGCCAGCCCATGGGGTGGTCCTGGGGTGGTGCGTCAAGGCGGGCGCGGGAACATCAGGGATCCTCTACGTCAAGGTCGACAACGGCCAGGAGCTTGATGAGCTGCATGATGTTCTGATCAGCAGCGCCACCACGGGGCAGGTGCTGCGCCGTGCCTCTAGTGGCCTGTGGATCAATCAGGCCCTGACGGCTGGTGATGTTGGCGCCGACGCCACCGGCACCGCAGCAGCTGCCATCACTGCTCACCTGGCGGCAGTCGATCACACGTCTGTAACCCTCGGCGCCACCGTGGCCGACGTGCTGGGGCTGACGGGACAGCAGCTGACGGCTGACGACCCCGGAGCGGGTGCCGATCGGCTGGTGTTCTGGGATCACTCCGCCGGGCGGCTGCGTTACCTGACGCTTGGCTCGGGCCTGACGATCACAGACACGACCATCGACGCAGCGGGCGGCACCGGCCCCGGCGGCTATCCGACGTTCGCGGCGCCAACGGGATTCAGCGTCACCGGATCGGGAACGGCCTCGATCACGCTGTCGTTTGCCACCGGCTACAGCCTGCCCACCACGGCCAGCCAGGCCAGCTGGGACGCGGCGGCAGGACTGGCGGCAACGGCGATCCAGCCAACCGACAGCCGCCTGACCGATGCCCGCGAGTGGTCAGCCGCCACGGTCACGCAGGCCGCGGCGCAGGCTGGCACCGAGACGACGCGACGGGCCTGGACGGTGGAGCGCGTCTGGCAGGCGGCGGCGGCATGGTGGCAGTCGATCAGTGGGGCCACGGGGCGATCCCTGGCGGGGGCTGCAAGCCCAGCGGCAGGTCGCACGGTGCTGGAGCTGGGGACGGCGGCAACCACGGATGCCACTGCCTACGCCACGGCCAGCCACAACCAGTCAGCCAGCACCATCACAGGCCTCGCCAGTGTGGCCACCAGCGGCGTTTACACAGATCTGTCTGGACGCCCAACCCTGGGGACCGCTGCGGCCCTGAACACGGGCACGGCAGCGGGGAACGTGGTGGCCCTGGACGGCAGCGCACGCCTCCCAGCCGTTGACGGTTCCCAGCTGACCAACCTGCCGGGCGGCAGTGGCGGCGGATCGCCTGGCGGTACTACTACCGAGCTGCAGTATCGCCTCAACTCCACCACATTTGGCGCTGTAACCGGTAGCTCTGTGGATGGATCTGGGAACTTAACCCTAGGCGCCAGATTTACATCTACGGTTGCCAATGCGCTGAGCTCCTCGGCGCTTTTGCTGTCGGGAGCCTTTTCATCTAGCGGGGGAACGAGCACTACTACTAAGCCTGCGGTTCTGATTGAGCCTGCGGGAACTACAAGCAACGGCTGGTCAACTGCTGGTAGTGCGCTTGGCATTAACTGCCCGTCAGGGTTTACTGGATGGCCTATTGCGGTTCACCAGAATGGATCGCTGAGATTTGGCATTGATCTGGCAAACAACCGAACACATATCAACATCACAGGCGGCCGGGGCGATTTTTATTTTGACAAGCAAGGTAGCGGCAATGATCCCCGCATAGTCTGCCTAAACAGCACGTCTGTTTTTGCCTTTACAGGTATGAACGCTGTTTCCGTTCCGTATGTCACGTCAACATCGACAAACGCTCCACTCTTTACGTCTAATAATGAAAGCTCATTAACAGCTTACACGCTGGTCATGCGTCGCCAGGGTGGCGCTGGTGTTACTAATCAAATCATTGAAGGCGGTAGCCGGGGTGGCCAGGATGAGCAGAATTCTGGCTTGGAATTGCGGGCACTAGCTAGAGGAACTGCTCCAACTGCAACACCAACTAACGCAACAGGATCCCCGCTCGCCCTGCTCGGCGGGGATGCCTTCACTAACGCCACAAACACCGCCAATGGTGGGGTCGTAACGATAAACGGTGGAATAGGGTATGGAACTGGCGTCGCTGGTAATGTCGTTGTTTGTAATCTGCGGGGGTTCTTCCAGTTTGGCCGTGAGATCACCGTTGCTCAGCTACCAGCAGCCAGCGCCACACTGAGGCGTGCGGAAGCCGTGGTCAGCGATGCGAGCTCACCAACGATTGGATCAGCCGTTGTTGGCGGTGGGTCTGCCATTGCCAAGGTCTTTTGTAATGGCTCCCAATGGACTGTTATCGCTAATTAACTCAATCCTCAATCAAATGAACTTCACAATCACAATCCCCGAAAACCTGGTTCCCGGAATCACTGCTACATCGATTGCTGAATCGGCAAGACTTAGCACAACTGTCACCGCTCAAATGGTCGTTCAGCAAGCGGCCATAGAGGCTGCTACCAGGGTTTGCCAAGATTTGATGGTTGGCCCCTATTTCGTCGGCCCGATTTTACCGCAATTCAACCAAGACGGGACTCCGTACAGCCCTGAATGACCTACACCAAGCGCGAACAAATCGTCGCCGCCGTAGCCGCCACGGTGGCCACCGTGCCAGGCGCGAGCCACTGGCGCAGCCGCGCTGAGGCGATCTCTCGGGCTGAGACTCCGGCAACGGTCACGGTGTCAGCCCGCAACGTCCCGTCAACTCCCCAGGTCAGCACCTGCCGGGTCGACAACACCCTGACCATTCAGGTTGCGGTGAACACCAGGGGGGCAATCCCAGATCGACTGGCAGATCCGATCCTGGCGGCCATCCACGCCACCCTGATGGCCGACCGCACCATCGGTGGGCTGGCTGTGGACATCACGCCAGGGCCAACTGATTGGCAAGTGGAGAAAGGTGATCTGACCAGCTGCTGGGTGGTTCAGGACTGGATTGTTCAATATCGAACAGCCCCAGAATCCCTAGCCTGATACCAACACACCTAGAGCGGAATGGGACAGTACAACAAACGGCTGCTCCTGGCAGCCATCGAAAGCCCCTACGGGACCAGTGCCAACCCTGGCGGCACGGCTGCAATCATGGTGAACGATGATCTGCAGATCACTCCACTCGATGCGGACGAGTTGGAGCGCAGCACGATCCAGCCGCACTTCGGCACGCGGCGCAAGTTCCTGATCAACCAAAAAGTACAGTTCAGCTTCTCGGTTGATGTTGCTGGTAGTGGTGTAGCCGGCACGGCGCCTAAATGGGGCAGGTTGCTGCAAGCTTGTGGGTTTGGTGAGACTGTGGTAGCAAGTACCAGTGTCACGTATAACCTGAAAACAGATAATGCCGACATCGCCGGTCTAACCATGGATGTACGAATGGACGGACAAAAACACCTAGCAACAGGCTGTAGAGGCTCGGCTCAGCTTATGGGCAAGGTGGGCGAGTTCTTTCGCGTCATGTTTAACATGACCGGCATTTATGCAGCGCCAACGGATACAGCGCTGCCGTCCGCAACGTTCGGAAATCATGTTGACCCGTTACATGTCAACAACGCAAACACTACCAATCTGCTTATCAATAGCTGGAACGGAGCTTGTTTAAGCGAGTTTGATTTTAACCTGAACAACAGCATCAACTACAGGGAGCTGGTTGGTTGTACTAAGCAAGTGCGAATTAACGACCGCCAGGCTAACGGCAAGATCGTGATTGAATCACCATCCCTGTCAGCCTACAACACTTTCACGGCTGCAACCACTAGCGCTATCGGCACGGTTAGCTTTAGCCATGCTGACAGCGCTGGCGGCAGCTGCGCAGTAACCGCACGCTGCAACTTTGGGGCACCCACTTATACGGACATGGACAACATTACGATGATAGACGTCCCTGTAGGGCTGGTCCCAAGCACGGCAGGGAATGATGAACTGACACTGGTGTTCACATGACAGTCTTTACCGCCTATCGATACGATCACGTCATAGCTGAAGCGTGGGCTGGCACCTGGCGGTCATCTGCTACGCCAGATTTCAGGGTTAATTTATACACAAGCTTCACATTCAACGGAACCCACACCACCAAATCAGCAGCAGAGACTGGCGCTACACAAGTCGCGACAGGAGCAGGCTATACGCAAAACGCGAAAACTGTTGACGCTGTAACCTTTGCCTCATACAACACCACTGGCATAGCTTTCAAAAGCAACCCCATACTTTGGTATCCTTCATCGGGGACAACGCTAACCGCAAGGCACGCCTTGATCTATGCAAACGGAACCACAGGGGCTAAGCCATTTTTGTACATTGACTTCGGGCAATCTATATCAGCACTCTCCCCTCTGCCACTGATCATCGCCCCACCTGATAGCGGCTGGTTCCGCCAGGCCTGGAGCACCTAGACTGCCTTTACCCTCAACACAACCATGGCATTCAAGCTAGACAAGAAGCCCTATTACAAGTGGCCGGTTGAGTTTGAAGTGCCAACCGATGGCGGTGCTTGGGAGAAGCAAAGTTTCGACGGTCATTTTGCCAGGCTTGGCCAGGAGCGAGTTGAGTATCTTACGCAGGCGTACACTAGAAGGGCCGAAGAACTGAAGGCTGGGATTGAGCTTGACGAAGAGCTGGCAGTTTTGACGCCTAAGTTTATTGCTGGAGAAATCTTAATAGGATGGGACAATATTCTTGATGATGATGGTAACGAAATACCTTGTACGCCAGCAACTAAGGAGCGGGTGCTTGAGGTTGAAACCGTGGCTGCTGCAGTGATTAATGCATGGTCAGCCAGCCTGCAGGGCAGTGCCGCAAAAAAGCCAACCTCCAAGAGGCCGCGAGGCATTGGCTAAGCGGCGGCCGCAACAAGCTGGCGGATGATGCTGCGGCGCATGGCATTGAGCTGCCAGCCGAACTGCTAGCCGATCAAGACTGCTGGGTATGGCCGGAGAACTGGCCGGCCCTGCTGATGTTCCTGCGGATGGAGACGCAATGGCGAATCGGCCTGAACGGCCGCGAGGGCCTCGACTACCGGGTGCTGGAGTGGCTGTTTAGCCTGTACCCAGCAGACGATCCGCGCCAGCTGTTGGAGGATTTACGGGTGATCGAGACCACGATTCTGGAGGCTGACCGTAATGGCTGAGATGTCGGCCCTGCTGCGGATCATCGCCAGGGCGGAGGGCAAGGAAGCCATCGAAGGTGTCGCTCGGTCGCTGGGC